AGTATAGAAATTAGAACACTTACAGGGTTAATTGATTACATAAAATCGGAGCTAGATATAAGTCAAAAACATAGTAAAAAGTTGTTAGTGCAAGTAGAAAGTCCAACAGAGGTTAAATTATATTCCGAACTAAACAATATCAAAGATAGAGAGTGTTACATTAGTTGTTCAGCATTAGTACCAAGAATAAATTTTGATAGATTCCAGGAACTAGAACAGTTTAATATAATGCTGCAATCAAATTTTGTAATGAATGAAGATAAGAAGACTTTACTTAAAGTAAAGAGGAAGTTGTTAAAAATGTTGGTGATGATGGTGTAAGTCAAAGTGTAGTAATGAAGTCTGGGGTTGCTTCTGTTACTGAAGCAATAGTTCCGAACATAGTAAAATTAGCACCATATAGAACTTTTACAGAGTTAGATCAGCCAACGAGTGATTTTGTCTTTAGAATGAGAACAGGAGTAGAAGTTGCATTATATGAGGCAGATGGTGGAGCATGGAGAAATAAAGCAATGCAAGAGATTAAAGCATATTTACAAAGTGAATTAGAAGGAATTGAAAATGTACATATAATTTCTTAATTGATATTTTAAGGGGGAATTTTGGGTATGACTAAAAAAGATTTATACAAAGTAGTAGAAGCAAGATTACATAATTATAAGAACTTAGATATGGAAATAAACCGTATTAAATTAGACATAGAAAGCTACAAGACTGAGTTTATAGGATGTAAAGCTATAACATATCAAGAGGATTCTGTAAGTCCTACAAATAAGTTTAACTCAACAACAGAAAATGAGGTTTTGAATAGAGAAAAAGAATTAGACATTATACAAAAAGAGTTAAAGAAAAAAGAAATAGAGAAATTAAGAATTGAAAATGCTTTAACATGTTTAGATTCTACAGAGGAACAATTATTCAATTTATATTTTAATGATAAAAGTAAAAATACTATGTCTTATATCACTAAAAAATTGCATTATTCCGAAAGAAAATCTACTTATGACTTGAAAGATAGATTAGTCTACAAAATGATGGACATGTTATACCCAAAATTAAAAGAAACAGAATTACCCCTATTTAACTAAAATCCTACATAAATAGACACTTTAGACACAGTTAATACACACTAAGTACACACAAAATACACAAAGCATATGGAAAGATTATCCATAACAACTAAATATTTACTTGATAGATTAAGTTAAAGAGACAGGGACTTGTCTAGCCAATAATATGAGCAGTTATATGTAAGTATATTAAATATAAATAAAAAGCAGGGATTTTTATATTTAAAAAGAATATATAGTTAATGGGGTGAGGGTGGTGCCTCACTAAATAGGTAAAGGTAAAGTAGGCTAGGCTCCTACAAACTGTTTTCCTCCTTTGATTATATATAGTTGAAAAGAGACTTAGATTAATTTCTAGGTCTTTTTTGTTATAATTTAAAGTTTATATAATTACATTAAGAAAAAGACTATTTCCTTAATAATTTATTAATATATAAAAAAACAATTATATTAAATAATATTAATACAACAAATGATAGAACGGTTAATTTCATGTAAATCTCAACCACCTTCTTAATAAAATACTTTTATTTATTATATACAAAATTAAATTAAAAGTTTTAAATTTTATATAATATTTTATTATACAAACAAATAAGACAATTGTATCGTTTAAATACTATCCATTTACTGACTCAATTAGTTAAAGGGTTTGCCTTGTCAGCTAAAGGAGCAAGTTAAGAATTCTTTTTTTAGTTCAAAATTATTCATAATTTCAATAATTTAACGTAGAGTATTAGTAGGTTAGTTTTAAAACTATCTTACTTTAACTAGAGAAAGAGAATAGAGACTATCTTAACATAACTCTAGTTAATAGGGCAGGGGTGGTGCCTTGCCCTATCTTGTGAAGTGTAATTAATCTATGTGCAACTCATAGACTTCGCTTAACAATGTATTTTAGCAAATATAACTTCCCTTAGACTTATATTAATTTATAAGTTTTTTTATTTCCAATCTAGCTATAAATAATAAAAGATTCTACTTTTATATCTAGAATTATGGTATATTTTAGTTTGGTTACCATAAAAAGGAGGAAGGGATATGAAGAGGATATTATTATTAACTTTACTTTGTGCTTTTACAATAGTAATGGCAGGATGTGGTTCTGATGAGCAAGATTTAGCATTAAGTAAAGAAGAGACTAAAAAAATAGAAGATAGTTTAAATCTGTGGACAGAAGACACCGCATATGAAAATTCTAAATTTAAGATTCAAACGGATGGAAATAATTTAAAAATAGCAGTTGTGACACCAATAATGGACCTAATGACACACTATAATACAATTACAGCTGATGAAACTGTGAAAGCGATTAAGAAGTCTTTAATATTTGATGATGCATGTGATTCTATTAAAGAAGAAAATATAGTAAATTTTGATTCTATGCAAATATACATATTTAATAATGAAAAAGATTTTGATAATAACGATTGGTACACACTTAAGACTGTAAATTAATAACAAGAAAAACACTAGAACTCTAGAAATAGGGTTCTTTTTTAATGCAGTAAAGGAGAGGATAATGAGTAAAAAGAAAGTTTGGGTTGATGCTGGACTTATTGGGGCGACTGATTTACCTAATAAGGAGCTAAGAGAGATAAGTAAGGATATGAAGAAGATACCTAAGAGTCCTAAGGTAGTGAAGAAGTACAATATAAATAAGTCTGATATACAAAGGGGGTACTAAGTATAGAATGATTAAAACAAACCAAGTTAATATATTTAAAGATAAGACAAGTAAGGAAATAGCAGCCATTATAATACAAGGATGCTTTAAGAACTTTACTGAAGATACATTTTCATATTATTACTTTTGCAACTATGTAGCTGAAGCAGTAACACTATATTACAAAGGTAAGCAGCTATCTAAGCAACAAGCAGACGAAATTAATATACATATATCTAATATGATTCAGGAATTAATTATAACGAATCATAAAGACTTATACTGAAAGGAAGGTGATCCGATGAACTTAATGACACCTGACTTACTAATAAAGATTCAATCTTATCTTGCTGAGAATAAAAAATATAGACCATATCAATTAAAGGAATGGAAGATACTTCGTAGGGCTGCACTCAAGAGGGATAACAATGAGTGTCAAGACTGCAAAAGTGTTGGCAAGTTCTCTCATGCTAAGGAAGTACATCACATTAAAGATAAAAGAGTTAGACCTGATCTATTTCTTGATTTAGGTAATCTATTATGTTTATGTAAAGATTGTCATAACAAGAGACACGATAGATTGTATAAAAATAAAATTAAGTTTGAGAATGAAGAACGATGGTAATGAACATACTCCCCCGGGTTAAATCAAATGGAAGTTTATTTGGGAAACCAAGCAACGGGGAGGGGGGCTATTTAAATATAAATAAATATTTTTATCATGCGCGCGCGAGGGAGGTGAAATTATGGCTGCTAATAAGGAAAATGAGATATTAAAAACTAGAGAAAATAGAAAAGGCTTTAATAGACCAGCTCGAAAAGAAAGGGCAACACAAAGAGCCTTTTGCCGATTTAGTTCAAAGGTATATGAAAATGTGGGATACTACTATAGCATTAGAACAAAATGTTGAAGAATATGGAGTCATGTTTGATACCGAACGGGGCGTAAAGAAAAATGATGCAGTAAACCAATTAATGCAGATGAACAAACAGATGCTTATACTGCTAGATAAGTTAAATATAACAACTGATAAAGTCAAGGCAGATGATGGATGTGATATCTAAAAAGAAACTTTATGAAAAAATAAATTGTTCATATATTACTGAATGGATTGATATTGTTGACTCCGAAAAATATCCAGTGAGTAACGAAATAAAACAATTAAATGAATTATTAAAATTAAAGTTTGAAAAGCAGGATATTTATGTAGATATAGAAAAAGTCGAGGGAGTTATCGAATTAATTGAAAGATATAGGCCCTATGAATTAACACCAGTTCAAAAGTTTTTACATTCAATACCATATATTTTCTTTAAAGATGGTAGAACTGTTTTTCGTAAGATATTTATATACTGTGGTCGTGGTTTTGGTAAAAATTCATGGATATCTGATTTAACTTTTGGACTAACTAACTTAAAATAAAAATGGAATACGTAACTATAACGTA